CACAGATGTATGAAAGTTCTTTGAAACTGGCATTTAGTAATGCAAATCAAATCGACCAAGAATATATAAGTCAAAAACCGGATGGTGTGGCCAAAGACATATACATAGAAACATATGTGCCTAATAGAACTGCACAAATTGCTTTGTCGAACTACACATTAATGAAGGCAATTATACCAGGAGACAGCGGTATAACAGCAGGAAGAACAGTTAATATTTTGTTATATTCTTTAGGCATGGAAGGCACACCAACTGCGGCTACAAGGCAAAAAGATGAATATTTTTCTGGCATATACTTAGTCACCGCTGTTAGACACATCATACAAACACAAGGTGTATATCAAACTATTTTGGAATTAGCAAAAGAAAATACTAAATTGAAATATCCAGACCAATCATATTTGAGAGCAGTAAATGAATAATAATTTTATAGGTAAAGATGGATTCATATGGTGGGTCGGTATCAATGAATTCAGAGGTGATCCATTGGGTCTAGGCCGATGCAAAGTTAGAATTTTTGGTTGGCACACAGATAACAAAATAGATTTACCAACGGAAGATTTACCTTGGGCTTTGCCGATGTATCCAATCAATAATTCAAAATCTTTTTCAGCACCTATGTTGGGTGAATGGATTGTAGGGTTTTTTATGGATGGTGAATCGGGTCAGGCACCGGTGATGATGGGTGTTTTACCTGGACTAGAAAAAGAACCAGACCAAACAACACAAGAGTATATTTAAAATGGCAGATACAGTAGAACCAAGTGGTCCAGTCGCAACAGATTTACCAATTATTGGTAATGAAAATCTAAAACCACCAGAAGGTGCGGAGAATGATGGTCGTGTGCCTGGAACACCAACAATACCAATGTGTGCAAGAAGTGTTGTTACAGGCACCAGTAGAGGTAACAACAATAAAAAATTAACTCACGTTTGCGGTTTTATTGATGAGATGAGAAAAAACATCTATTTGAAAAAGTTTATTAAATCTACAGCACAAGCAATTAGGGAACAAATTAGAAATATTTTAAAAGCAATTGGATTAGGTGATACTTCAGGAGCATTTGCATATATTACCGCCAAATTAAAAGAAGTCGCACGTTGGTTGAAAACTGTGCAGAAATTTTTAAAAGACGTTATAAATTTTGAAAAATACGTATTGGCATATATCACAAAAATTAGAGCAATTATTGACTGGATACGTTCCCTACCAGCTAGATTTTTAGCGTTGTTAGCACAATGTTTAGCTAAATTCCTAAAACTTATTGGTGGTGTTTTATCAGATTTTTGGCAAGAATTGACAGCCGGAACTGATAGTGGTCTAGGTGAGTTAATTAGTTCAGCAAAATCCGTTGTAAATGAAACCATTACGACAGTTCAATTAGCTGGCACTGCTGCAGCGGGAGTAGTTGTTATTGCTGGTGCCGCAACAGTAGGATTATTAGTGCCAACTTCAGCTGCGGAAGTTTCTGCGGCCAATAGAACAATTTCAACATACAATGCAACATTACCAACAACAGATAGTGTGGCTGCTCTAGCTGCACCGCCACCACAAAAGAAATCTACACCTTAAATTATGACTGACATTAATTCACCTCCAATAGAAAATGTGTGGACAGAACCAGAATCTGCTGCTAACACTTATTATCAACCAATATATCCATATAATAACGTACAGCAAACTGAAGCTGGACATAAATTTGAAATGGATGATACTCCTACCAGAGAAAGAGTTTGTTTATCACATAGAAGTGGAACATTTATTGAAATGCATCCGAATGGTGACGAAGTACACAAAGTTTATGGTAATGGATTTACAATTATTGTTTCAAATAAAAACGTATTGATTGGCGGTGATTGTAATATTGAAATTGAAGGAAATTGCAATATCAACGTATTAAAAGATATGAACGTTCAAGTTGGTGGTAATTATAATCTACAAGTTAGAGGTGAAACAAATGTTAGGTCTGTTGGTGAAATAGACATTTTGGGTGATTCTGATGTAAGAATTACGGCCGATGAAAATTTTGGTGGCACCATGTACCTTGGTGCTGCTGACCATATATCAATTGCTTCAGATTTAAACGTTGCTGGTTCGGTTCATGCTGACATGATTAATGCCGAATCGAGGGTTACTGCTGGAGTTGGTGTTTATGCTGGTTTTGCAGGATTCACAACATCTGGTGGCGTGTCTGCTGGATTCCCTACACCAGCTTCACCAGTTGCTGTTCCAGGTCAAATTAATGCATTGACACACGTAAATGCTGTAGTTTCAGTAAATGCGCCTTTGGCCAATTTTTCGTTGGCCAAGATAGGTGTTATGGATGCAGTTTTAATGGCAGATAAAATCAATACTGCAATATTTGATTCACACATTCATGGGAATGGCAATAACGGATTCCCAACAACTTCGCCACTTGCATTTTTCGTAGGAGTATAATATGCCAACCAGTGAATTTCCTTCAGGTCTTTTTCATTCTTTCAATTATAATTTTGATGACCCTAACGGTTACATAAAAGAGTTGTCACAAGACACATTAGAACATTTGGGAAGTATGCCGCCGTTCATCACACCTTGGCAAGCAGAAGATATTGCAAACCAAGATTTTGATGGATATTATCAAAATCCAATGCAAAGTGTAGTAATGGCAATTTGGGCAAATGCAAACGCTATCTATATGGCAGCAAACACAGGCAATGGTGTGGTTAATATGGCGAATGTGAAATCGTCTGCAGCTGAGTTAATAAGTAACACACAAAGTTTTTTATTTCATACAAATAGATTGTCTGGAATAACTGCATGGACTGGTACAGATACAATCAATCCATACATGGAACAAGCTATGACTCTTGGAAGAACAGCAATGTATATTACTCACCAAACTGATGGTGTGACAAATAATGCACCAATTTTGGGTAGTTTCTGTAGTTTGATGATTGAACCACAACTCATTGCAAATAATGATACATTAACCATTTACACATCAAATGTTGCTAATAGTATATCTCTCTCATTTGACATAGTTTTACAACAAAATGTACACACTTCAAATTTAACTGGAACACAAATTTCAACAATAGATACACATATCAAAAATCTGAAAAATTATATGAGAAATAGACAAATTGGTGATGTTGATTATTACAATAATGTAAAGTATTTTGTTGATGGTTATAATAAAACGAAAAAATTAAACAATTTGGGTGAAACGGAGAAATATTTAATTCAAAACTTCATCGGCACAGATAAAGCCAAAACAAGAATTGCATAATTGCCGAAATTTCGAATTTTTGCGTTCCGGCTCAAGAATTTTTCCGCACAGCTTCAAGAATCCAAAAAAGCGTTTTACTCCTAGACATAAATAAAAGATGGCAACCATACAAAAACTCTACTCCGATATAGACTTCACACTCTCCAAGAGACCTGTGTTGAATGATATTGCTTTAAGTTATGACAATCAGGCCATTATCCGTTCTGTGAGAAACATATTATTAACAAAAAAGTTTGAAAAGTTATGGAATCCAGAGTTTGGTTCCAATATAGATACTCTTTTATTTGAAAATATCTCTAGTGTTACCGCATCAGCTTTAGAAAAAGAGATTTCAGTTGCAATATCAAACTATGAACCTAGAGTAAACATGAAAAGTGTTTTGGTAACACCTTACATCGACAGAAATGCTTATGATGTTACACTAACATTTTACATAGCAAATGCAACACAACCAACTACTGTAACAGTTTTTTTAGAGAGAAACAGATAAAATGGCAGGTGCTAATTCAAATTTCAACATAACCGAACTAGATTTCGGTTCAATCAAAGACAGTTTAAAAAACTATATGAAGGACAATGGCGTCCTTAATGATTATAATTACGAAGGTTCTGCAATTTCCACACTGTTGGATGTATTAGCATACAACACGCAATATAATGCATATTACTTGAACATGGTTGCAAATGAAATGTTTTTGGATACTGCATTACAAAGAAATTCAGTAGTTTCTCAAGCAAAACTATTAAATTACACACCAAAATCAGCAATTGCACCTTCAGCCACAATCAAATTGACAATAAATGGTGTAACAGATTCAACACTAACTCTACCAAAATATACAAACTTCCTTTCAGAAGCAATTGATGGTATCAATTATAATTTTGTGAATACTGATGCACATACTGTAGATGTTGTTAATAGTGTTGCAGTATTTAATAATCTAACAATAAAACAAGGCAGACCACAAACGTATTCGTTCCTAGTAGACACCGGAACAAATCCAAAAGGTCTGTTTAAATTACCAGATACGAATATAGACACAACGACACTTTTGGTGGCAGTACAACAGTCTACATCAAACAATTCAATAACAACATACAATCCATCAACAGATTATCTATCTTTAGGCAACGATTCTGAAGTATATTTCTTACAAGAAGGATTAAATGGTTACTATGAAATTTATTTTGGCAATAATATTCTAGGTAAAAGTTTAAATAACGGTAATATTGTTCGTGTTTCATATGTTACAACTCAAGGATTAAATTCCGCCGGTGCAAATAATTTTGTCATAATGAATACTGTTGCCGGGTTTAGTAACATGGCTGTCACACCTCTGGCAGCTGCGACACAAGGTTCATCAAGAGAAACTATAGATTCTATTCGTTTCCAAGCACCAAAATCTTATGCAGCACAAGGTCGTGCAGTAACCAAAGATGATTACATAACAGCAATTCAACAAAATAAATTGGGTTATTCTTTTGATGCAGTAAACGTTTGGGGTGGCCAACAAAATGATCCTCCTGTTTATGGTCGTGTATTTGTTTGTATGAAACCGACTGGTGCATATACGATTACAGAAAATCAAAAATCAAAACTGATTAAAGATGTTTTAAAACCAATTTCTTTAATGACAATTGAACCAACGATTGTTGATCCAGATTATACTTACGTACAAATTACAGCAAATGTGTTGTATGATCCAAAGAAAACAACTGCTACATCGGCACAAATTAAGGCTGCCGTTAGAAATGTTATCAATCAATACGCTAGGTCAACTTTAAATACTTTTAATTCAACATTCAAAGCGTCCGATTTCAATAATAGAATCAACGCAACCGATTCTTCTATCATTACAAATGAAATTTCTATCAAGTTACAAAAGAAATTCTTTCCAAATTTAAGTACACCAACAACATACAAACTATATTACGGAACAGAACTGAAAAAAGGTATGTTCTTAACTGGTATATTGAGTTCACCGACAGTGGTCTATAGAAATCCATTAAACTTGGCGCAAACTATTCAAGGCCTTTATATCGAGGAGGTACCTTCATCCTCAGGTGGTGTAGAATCTATTACAGTTACGAATCCTGGTTATGGTTATGAATATCCACCAAAGATTACTATATTAGGTGATGGTTCCGGTGCAACAGCAGAAGCAGTAGTGGTGAATGGTGTTATTAAAAGAATTAAAGTCTTAACAAAAGGCACAGGATATACATCAGCAATATTGACAATAACAAATGCAGCCAATGATACAAC